TCTACCTTACACTACTAATCCCTTTTAGAGTGATTTGAAAAAAAATTTTTTTTTTTTAATAAAAAGAAGTGTAAGAAGTGTAAGGTAAGGTAAATAACCTTTAGTTTAAGCCATAAAACACCTTACACTACTCGAAAATTAGAAGTGTAAGGCTTACACTACAAGTGTAAGGTAAAATAGGTAATTGGCAGAAAACAAGGATTTTGTTCTTTGTGCCACGAGGAATAAATGTTAAATAAAAAGTTTATATTGTAGTTATGAAAAAGATATTAGTAGACGGAAGAAAATCAAAAAAGTTAACTCCTAAACAATTAAGATTTGTTTATGAGTTTTGCACTAAAACTTTAATGGGCCTGCAGTCTGCATCGGAGTCTGCAAGAAAGGCTGGTTATTCTGATGCTATTGCCAGAAAGAGTGCTTATGAATTGCAAGATCCAAATAAATATCCATTAGTGGCCGAAGCTATCTATGATATGAAAAAAGAACAGCAGAACAAATACTCTGTTAATATGGACAAACATTTGGCCAGACTTGATGAACTTGGTAAGCGAGCAGAAGAAGAAAAGCATTATGCTGCTTCTATCAATGCTGAACAGTTAAGAGGTAAGGCTGGTGGTTTATATGATCCAACCATCAGGATGGAAAGTGCTATTGAAAACTTGCCTAGAGAAGAGTTAATGAAAAAATTAAATGAATTACAGAACAAAGGTATTCCAATTGTTGGAGAAGAAAATGTGATTGAGCAAGAGCCAGAAGACTCAGCTGCTGAGGTAAAATTAATTACGATGGAAGAAGAAGAAGAGGACAGTCTTCCAAACGATTGAGCTCTATTGTGTAACCCCGAACTTTTTAAAAAAAATAACAAGAAAGTTAAAAATGAAAGAGTCAAACTTTGTTAAATTAATCAAGAAGAATATAACAATTTATAGTTGGATAAGAATTGAAACAACTACAATGCATGGCTTCCCAGATCTTATTGGTATTGCTCCACAAATGGATACAGTATTTGTTGAGGCGAAAGTTGCTACAGGAAATAAAGTTCGATTGAGTCCACATCAAATTGCAATGAATATTAAATTGTGGAAAGAGACTGGTGGAAAGAATTACATTATCGTTTTTAAAAAACATGCGAAACACCTTCCCCCAGAGACGATATATCTGTATGAGGGAAGGTTTTCGCTAGAAGTATCACGAAACGGTGTCAACGAACCGGCAACGAGGGAAGGCTGGGATACTATATCTAGTTTTTTAAAAAAAGTTCACGGTTCGCGTCCCACGAAAAGCGAGGAATTCTGCCATAAATCAGGATAAGGTACGATAACTACAATTATTGTATGTAATAATTCGTGGAAAATCTGCCAAATATATGTTTTGAGGGTTTACCGTCGCGCGGAACGGTAACATTGATTTAGGTACTTATGAAATATTATAAAAATGGCCGTTTTCCGCCATTTTCGACCCCCCAAAAATTTATCTAAGTCCGCGTGCCGACAGCACTAGGTTTGAGTTTTGAATATTCAGCCACCAAATTTTCATATAAAACTTTTTTTCTAGGGTATACCCCTTTTTTTAGTATAAAAGTGTCTAGGAGTCCCAATGGAAACCAATAATAATAAATTTCAAAAGTATTCAGATGAAGAATTAAGACTAATGCTCGCTATTGCTATGCAGGATGATAGCAAAAAAGCTCAAGATAGTTTTATGCACTTTGTTAAAATGGTGTGGCCTGAGTTTATCGATGGATATCACCACAACATTATGGCAAAAAAGTTTGAAGAAATAGCTACTGGAAAGTTAAAGCGCCTAATTGTCAACATGCCCCCAAGACATACAAAGTCAGAGTTTGCTTCTTACCTGTTTCCGGCTTGGTTAATGGGTAAAAAACCAAAAACAAAAATAATTCAAGCAACACACACAGCAGAATTGTCTTATCGTTTTGGTCGCAAGATGAGAAACTTAATGGATGATGCAGATTATAGAAAAATTTTTAAAGATGTTCATTTACGAGCAGATTCAAAAGCTTCAGGGCGATGGGAAACAAATCATGCTGGGGAATATTTTGGTGCGGGTATCGGCGGTGCTATTACCGGGCGTGGTGCAGATCTATTAATTATTGATGATCCACATTCAGAGCAAAGTATTACAGATACAAGTTTTGATAATGCTTTTGAATGGTACATGTCAGGACCAAGACAACGTTTACAACCTGGTGGCGCTATTGTTATTGTTATGACAAGGTGGTCGGAACGCGATCTAACGGGTCGTTTAATTAAACAACAAGCAGAAACAAAAGCGGATCAATGGGAAGTAATAGAATTCCCGGCAATTATGCCAAGTGGTAAACCTATATGGCCAGAATATTGGAAAAAAGAAGAGTTAGAAAAAATTCAAGCCAATTTACCTGTTATGTCATGGGAAGCCCAGTACCAACAAAAACCAACTTCAGAAGAAGGAGCTATTATTAAGCGTGAGTGGTGGAAAAGATGGGAAAAAGAAGAAATACCTGAACTTGTTCACATTATTCAAAGTTATGATACCGCTTTTTCTAAAAAAGATTCTGCCGATTACAGTGCTATTAGTACATGGGGAATTTTTAGAACAGAATTTAATCGGGATAATATTATTTTAATGGATTGTATAAAAGATCGGTGGGAATTTCCTGAATTAAAAAAGAAAGCATTAGAGCAATACAAATATTGGGAACCTGAAACTATTGTTATAGAAGCAAAAGCAAGTGGACAACCTCTTATTCAAGAGTTAAGACAAATTGGTATTCCTGTCGTAGCCTATACACCTTCCAAAGGAAACGATAAGCTTTCACGTGTAAACTCGGTGTCACCTATTTTTGAAGCTGGTCAAGTTTGGGCTCCAGAAAAAAAGTTTGCAGAAGAAATGATTGAAGAATGCGCTGCTTTTCCTTATGGTGAACATGATGATTTAGTGGATAGTATGACACAAGCGTTAATGCGTTATCGTCAAGGAAATTTTGTATCACTAAAGGATGATTATGAAGACCCGATTAAAGGAATATATGAACAAATGCCTGAGTATTACTAAATGGTAGCTCAAGCTATTCCTTTAATTGCTATTGCTACGAGCATGGGGATGTCTGTCCCTGCTGTTGTGGAATATTTTCTAGGGCAAAATATAGATCTCTCTGGTTATGGGGAAAACGATTTAGTAGATCTTGAAACATTATTTCCTCAAACGGAGTCTCAACGAATTAAAGAATACAAAACATATGATGAAAGTTTTTATGATGCACCTCCCGTGATCGGTGACACGTCTTTAGGTAATATTATTGTTCAATCAAAAAAAGAAGATGATCCTGTAGAAGTTTCAAAAGATGAGTTAGAAGTGATGCCTTCACAAGAATTATCAACGGGAGAAGAAGAACCAGAACCTCCAGATCCTGATTGGAAATGGAAACCTAATTGGAGAAACATTGCAGAACTTGCAATGGAAAAAGTAGTCGATAAACAAGTTAAAGATTTAGAGAAAAATATTACAACGGACACCGGATTAAATTTTCCTAAAGAAAAAACGGATAATAACACAAGACTTCATAATTTACGCTTACAAAACATTATTGATGGGAAAGCAGAAAATTATCCTGGAGGCCCTCAAAATGATCGTATTGTGATCAATGGTCCAGAGGGATCTAATTTACCTCCCATTGCTATTGGGAATATTACTTACAAAGATTGGGAAGATAAAATTACTTTAGATGAAAATCAAATACTAGAAGCTGCTAACTGGTATAAAAAAATTTTTTCTTCTTTGGAAGTGATGGCGGGAGACGATAAAAATTTACGGGACACATTAGTCAAAGCATGGTTATCAGGACAAATTAATGAAACACCAAGCAGTGCCTTGACTAATGTTATTTATATATATGAACAATGGAAACGCGGAGTTCCTTTTGACGAGGTAAAAGGAAAAGGATTACCTGATCCAACCAATAATATTAAAAGTATTATTTACGGAAAAGAAATTGAAAAAGGCATTGGCCCTAAAATTTCTGATTTTATTGATGCAGGATTAAATAAAAATTCGAGAAGTTGGATGGGGGATAGCAGTAGTGGTGGGCAACCTTTTGTTGTTGATGTCCACACGGCACGCGATACGGGTCTCGTGGATCAAACATATTTAAACCATTTAGAAAAGTTAGGATATATTATTCCTGAAGATATAAAAACAGATTTTGGACAAGGAGGAATAACAGGAACGAAATATGAAAACAGAGCTCTCTTTGGACAGGGATTAACAAAATATTTGAACGAGAAAAAATGGATGGGTAAGAGTGATTGGAAACCATCGGAGATACAAGCGATTGGATGGATGAATTTAACAAACATGTATGCGGAGGGAAATCAAAGTGGTGATATCTTTAAAGCATTAAATAGAAACTTACGTCGTATTTCTATGGAAGTAGATCCTGGAGAAGGATCCCCTTGGCAAATAACATACGGCGAAAAATATAATAAACTTGATGATGATAAAAAATTTACAATAAGTGAAAAAATAACTGCCAAAGCTATAGAGATGGTAAATGAATTAACAGGAGTAGATTTTAGTGGGAATGTGCACGGCACAGGTGGATGGGAATTGTATCAAAATCCATCAACCGTGCAAGAAGCTTATATTTCGAAAGAAGCAGCAAAAGATGCTGCCGCTAAATTAGGGTTTTTGTTAAACCAAACAGAGGTATGGGTAAATACAGCCAAAGATCTTACCAAAAATCCACAACA